GCTTGAGTACCCACACCATAAGTTCCTGCGTCACATCTTGCATATCGAAATACGTATGGTATCTACGATGTACTTTACGTGCAACAGTCACCGCAATTTCACGGGACTCTTCAAGCCATGGGTCTACCACCGCCATACATGCCCATCAACAGTGAAGGAATTGTTTACGATTGGTACCAACTGTGGCATTACATTCTGTCCATCAACGTGCAAGATACCGAAGCCCTTGTTCCATGTAAACAAGCCAGCCTTAATATACTTTGCATGCTTGTAGTCCATGAGGTTGCCAAGTTCCATACCCCACACAGTCTTAGTCTTACCTGCCCAGCCCTGTGTATGGTGTGTCAAACCAGCACGGTGTGTGTGTCCACATGCTACTGACATACCACTACGCTTGGCTAGACCAAGAGCGGTAGCACCAGCAGTTGGTTGCACGTTGCCCTCATCACCATGCATGAGCAACCAGTTCGGTGCAATCTCATATGGACCATGATGATATTCAATACCGAGTTCATCTAACTTCAAGAAGTTTTCAATCTCTAACTCTGGTAGTCCAAGAAACCCTGGCACCTTTGCTTTAATCTTATTGTAGAGTCTGTCGCTATGGTTACTGCGCACCATATGCTCAACAGTTAAATCCTCTAGCAACTTCACAGTGATGTCACGATGACGTCCTAAGTCTCGCTGCCACTCACCTTCGCCGCCCTCTTCCCAACGTGATATCTGTGGGAAATCAATCTCATCTCCGCAGGTTGCTACCACATCTGGCTGGTATGCACGGATGAACTTCTTGATAGCATTGGTTGCACCCACATCGTGGAAGGGAGCCTGAAGGTCCGACAGGATAACTATTGACTTCATTCTTTTGGCCAGTTCCCATCTATAACCATCATTGCAATTGCTGAGTAGTTGAGTAAGTCAATAAAGGAATCACGTAGAGATTCATTTTCTGGTGTAGCACCGCTATCAATGAGGTGATTGATGCGTGCAGTCTTATCCCACATGCGTACACGTAGGCCATTGAGCGCACCACCAGGTGACTGGCTAATGTTCTTTGGGCCGTAGTCTTTGTGCTTCTTGATGAGCAGGTTGCCTGCTGAGTCCATGATATTCCATACGTCGCTTACGAAGTCCGAGCCTGCGGCAAGGCTATTACTATCTGCATCCATGTAGAATCCGTCTTGAGTATTACGAATCCTAAGTCCGTTAACAATTCGCACGCCTTCTGTAAATCCTCTGTCACTCATTGTTCCTCCTTGGTATCTACGATACCTGCGTAGTAGTATGATTTATCTTCGTAGTTAATTACGTACCTGTGCACAATGATACCAGTGCGGCTACGTTCTTGCAGTTCAATCTCATCTAAAGCCCATAGCATCTCTGGTACAGGTGTGCCATCCTTTGGCCCCCACATAAATGTTGGGTAACTAGGCACGTTGCACATTCATTAAGTCATCAACTGTAATGAGGAATCCCTTGCTAGGGTTTGGTTCCTTCTCATTGCTGATGGGTCTGCCATACATATCAATGGCTTTCTTCAAGTCATCTGTTGTTGCAATGATGACTAGGTTTTCTAGTACAAAAGCCCATCGGTCTGCCTTCGTCTTCATTAACCCAGATTCTATCCAGTTGTAGGTAGCGCGTGAGTAGAACGAAGTCTCAATGTATATGTTGCCTGTATGAACCCAGCGCCTATCGCGCTTGACTTCAACTGTCAATCCACCTGTAAGAATCTCTCGTACTAACTGCTCACCCTCATGGCCGTAAGCAAAGTCGAGGTCGAAGTCTGATAAGTCTCTGCTCATTTGGCATCCTGTACTACCATGACGGATATCTTTCCACCAGTGGATGAGTCGTACTTGCTGGCTATCTGAATAGCCTTGGTAATAATCTTCTTAGCCTTAGCCACATCGTCCACCATGGTGCTACCAACCAGTGCTGACATGGCGCCAAGTGCAAAGCGTTCTCCGCTACCTGCTACATATAAGTTATCTGTTGTGCGTTCCCACGCATAGTCTTCTTCGATACGGTAAACCTGCCCGTTGACAATGATAATCCAGATGTTGTCATTCTCTACCGTGGACTCTGCCCTGTTCATCTCATAGCCCTCATTGAGGAAAGCATTGCGCATGGCTGGTATCAACTGACGAGTGACGTACTTGTCTGTGTCTTTGGTTTTAATCTCAGGCACAGTGAAGTTATGCTCAAGGATATTGATACCACGCACAGCACCAGCAGCAGCAAAGACTACGTTACCGTTCTTAAATATCTTTCCATCTGGAATCATAATGGAGAAGCCATCATCACCAGATGACTGTGAGTCTGCTCCGATTACTACCCAGTCAGGCCCTTGAATGCATGCGATAGTTGTCACTTGCTATCCCTTTCGTACAGGTTAATCATCTTAATCTGTGCGCCGTAATACCAAAGGTTTGTAACTGGGTAAAGGAATGGGTCATCCTGTAGGTTCAAGCCACGGTGTCCACCTACATGAGTGTCACCATTACCTGTGCCAATGTCGTTGCAGATGAGTGCATACCTAGCATGAGTAAGAATCTTGTCCATGATAATCTCAATGGTTGCATTAGGTAGGTGTTGAAGCACATCCTTGATGAGGATTAAATCTACTTCCCCTTCAATCTTCATAGTTGCTGCATCATTGTGCATAAAGATAGCGCCGTGCTTTGCTTTCTTACGTGCGATAGTAAGAGCCTCGTCGCTGACGTCTATACCAATGTACTTTTTATTTTCTAAATTGTACATTTCTCCCAAGCGCCAGTCACCACAGCCGATGTCAAGTACCTTGACTACATCTGGAAGTGATAGGTAGCCATTGACAATATCAATCCATGGCTTGGCTGCTACTGGGTCAGAGCCAGGGCCAGACTGAAAGCCCCACGTTGACTTACGGTAAATGTCGTCGAATACTTCTGATGACTTCATGCTACCAACTTCTCTTCGAACCATACGTTACCATACTCTAAGTATATATCATTTACATCCTGATTGTCTGGTAAATGTACTATGTCCGCTTTGTCTAAATCTTCTTTGATTCTCTTAGCGAGTTCTTGTCCTGGGTTTCTTCCATCTTCCTTAACGTCATTGTCAGCAAAGATGAGGATGCGGGAATATGACTCAAAGAGTTTGGGGAACCATGGCTTCCATTGACTAACGCCTGCCACACCGACTGCAGGTATTCCGACCAGACCTGAAAGAACAATGGTGTCAATCTCGCCTTCACATATGGCAATCGTATCGCTATGTTTATGTAAATCAGGGACGTTAAATAGACCAATCTTCTGACCAGTTGGCCATAAGTACTTTGGTACACCGCCATCAATAGCACGAAACTTAATACCCACAATACCTGCAGGGGTAATGTACGGGATACTGAGTCTACCGAGAGCATGTTCATGGCCAGCACTTGGGTCAACGACGCTTCCAAGACGGAAGGTATTTGCTACCTCCTTGGTTATTCCTCGTCCCGCTAGGTAAGAGGCTGCCTGTGGCGTTAGACTTGTGCAGTATTTTTCGGCTGCGTCCGTTAGCAATTGTCTCTGCTTTTCGTTTAGCATCTTTGAAATCCAAACCTTCCTTTGCCTGAACTAATGTGTATACATCTCCCAGTACTTGACATACCAAACAATTGTACGCTTGGTTATCTAAGTTGTACGCAGCACTGGCCTGCGTGTCTTCATGGATGACGCACTTGCATGGTACCCATCCGTGTCTATCTAATACATTGAGGCCGTAGTGCTCAAGCACTGCACCAATGTCTGGCTTAGATTCCACCTTGCACTCTCATCCACTGTTCTAAATCTTGGATAACCCATGACTGTTCTAGTCCTGCCATACGGCGCTTGACTATGACATAGGCTGGTGGTACTTCATCAAGGCCACGTGCCTTAGCATAGTTGGCTGCCTCAAGGGTAGCCTCTCGCCAGAACTGTGGCAGGTCCATCTTGATAGTAGCCTTGAGTTCAAAAACATACGGTTGGCCAGCAACGATTGCGACTATATCACCCTCGTCGTCCTTGCCAGCCAACCGTAATCTCTCTGCGTTTATCTTGCGTGAGCGGAATAGTTTAAGGATGCCAGTTTCAAACAGACTACCCTTACGTTTATTTGCTGCGCTCATTGTGCATCTCTCCAACTCTCTGCGAATCCCATTGCTGTACGCGTTGGGTACATGCTCATTCTACTAGCATCTGCCCACAAAGTTACGTAATGCTCACCACTTGCGGAGTGTTTTGCAAAACGATTCTTTACCGCTGCAACCCTGAACTCTCCCGACCATGGCACAAGAGCCACAGTAAGAATCATTTCTGGCAACTGGGAAATCTTTCCCTGGATAGCCTTACGACTTGGTGGTAGGTCAGCCTTGCCCTCATTCTCGCTAGTGTGGTGTAGCAGTAGGACTGCTGCATCTGTCTCACGAGCAATGTGGTGCATAGCCTTGGCAATCTCACGAAGGCCAGACCATTCATCGTTGTGCATGGATACAACGTTCATTGCGTTATCCACGATAATCATATGGGGATACTCACCATATGCTTCGGCGTATGCACGGATGGCCAGGTCTACCTCATCAAGGGTAGGCGATGGAGCGAAGTCAAACTGTAAGTGGCTAATGCTTGCGAGTTCTTCTCTATAGAAATCAGAACCTGCACCACTTGCGAATGCTTCTTCAACGGTAGCAACCTGATGGCCTGTAACCATGGCTGCTGCACGAATAGATGTTGTGTATGCGTCCGTATCTGCTGATATGTACAGCGTCGGCACTTTCATTTGCACTGCCATCCAGAGAGCGATGAGTGACTTGCCAGCATTTGGCTGACCCGCAATCATTGTTAACTGACCTCTACGAAACCTTATGCCTTCATCTGCTAAAGGTTTGAATAAGTCTGGCAGTACTTGGAAATCGTTGGTGCTTTTCGCTGCTGCCTGGGTGAGTGACAGCATAGTTTATCTATCGGATAAACTTAGGAGCGCACTGGTCTGGTGTGCCTTGTGGCGACGGACAGAACCAACCCTTCCATTCCTTCGGAGCACCAGGCTTCGAGGTACGGTAGACCAACTTGCCATGCTTACAGTTACCTTCTTCGATAACGGTAGATGATGGTGCTGACTGGGAGATAACCTGTCCACCTAACTGCTGCTGAACTAGGTTAACTGCAGATGGTGCTGCTGCTCCTAGGTCTGTTGCAGTTGCACGGATAAGAGATGCGTTCATTGCAATGTCGTTAAGGCTTGTCTCCAAGTCCTTTACATCTGTTGCATAGATGTTGATTAGTGTGCCATCAGCCAACTTGTAGTTGACTTGTAGTTTTGTTGTATCTGGTGCGCTCATTTTGTTTCCTTTTCTTTAGTTTGTTTTCTTTGTAAATTTGCCAGCGGGTCGTAAATCTCTGCTAGTTGTCCGCCAAAAGCATAGCAGTATTCTTTCACTCCGCAAGTGGAGCATGACATACCTAGGTTAGGTAAGAAGATTTCATTCTGGATACCAAGGTTAAACTGAGTAAACAACTCTGTCAATACTGGGATAGTCCAGCGGTCCAGCCCTGATGCCTCAATGAACTGTGCCTTACGTGCACTGTAGTAGTAGCCTCTGGTTGGACGTACACCGAACTGCATCTCCATCATGCTGGCATAGACACCCAGTTGCAGAGATGAGTCTGGCATATAACTACCAGTCTTAAAGTCTACAACTGCAATCTCGTTACCTTGCATGACGACAGCATCAGCGAATGCCTTGACAGGTACATCACCAAATGAATTGTTGAACCCGATTTCTACACCAGGTACACCTTCGGGTGAAACCCATAACTCAAAGCCTGATTCGTTCCAAGCATTGATGAAGTCGAAGAACATCTTCTTGCCGTTCTCATCCCACCAAACCTTGTCTTCTTTGTTTGGATTGGCTACAGATTTACGGCCACCAACACGCCAGTCAACTGGGTTAGTGCCAGAGTTCTTTTCAACTTCGGCAATCTGCTCAAGGAATGATTCATCCCAAATGGAATCCCAACTCATTCTGATTCCACCTTACCGAATACAATTTCCTTAGCCTTGTTCATACCTTCGAGAATCTTCTCGTCAGTCTCTAACTCCATAGCAACTGTGATACGTGCTGCTAAGTTGCGACGCATAACTACTTCCGCTTCTACGAATGATTTGATAAACGCGTCACGACTAATAACTTTTGATTTCTTTGTGCCCATTACTTTGTCTTCCAATCTGGCATCGGTGCAACAGCGAGGCTATCACACTGGGTACAGCGCATGTCAAGGAAGTAGATACCCAACTCGCCGTCCTCATCAAACTTGCACTTTACATTCCATAGGTCTGAACCACATGGACAGATACTGATTGGACCAAGAGAACGATAGTCACCTTCGTTACCTGGCACTGGCTTTAGATACGCAATGTCTTTAGCCATTAGAACTCACCACCTATCCACCAGAATAGGAAGTCAATGTGCCAAGCCCACTTGCTGATAGAAAAACCAAACCCTATGCCATTCCAAGAATGGCCCCATTGAATGTACTTCATTAGAACGGTACCTCCACTGTAGTGGACTTGTCATTCTTCTTTTCAAACTCAGCAAGTAGATACTTCTCTGCTGCTGTGTGAAATGCAGAACCTCCGACGAACCACCATGCGGGTTCGGAAGGTGCTTGTAATTCGCGCTCCAACTGCCATGCTTTACCGCAGCGAATCCAAGATGTTAGCGATGAAAAACTTCTGTGTGCAACTGTTGTTTCTTTTTTCATAACTTAATTGTAGCACAAGAACAAAGGCCCACCCCGTAAGGTGAGCCCGTGTCCAGCACTCAAGTAGGTACTTATGTTTCCCCACCGTAGTTGTCAAGATTTTCTCAACGCGTGAAGCATAGCAGATGGTTGACTACGACACGCCGAGACTTGCGCTAATGTGGTTCGACTTGACAACTCGCAACTGGGTATGAGTATAATATCGTAGCGAAGCGGAGATGCGGTTAACGGGGGAGCCTTTAAGGGCTCCCAATGGCGCGGCTATGGTGATAGCGCCTAATAGAGAAAACAAAAACAAAAAAAGCGGCCCCGTTAAGGGCCGCCTCTCTTGCTATTAAATTATTGTTTAGTTTTTAACTGCCTCATCTGCTGCCACTAGGACATGTGATGGGTTTGGGAATGTGTCAGATGGATTGACATAGCGATACACAAGTGGAACAAGTGCAGCAACTCCTGCTGACATCAAGCCCTTAACTGATGTTGTGTGACGCATGATGTATTCAGTAAGGATACCGCCTACAAAGACGTGGAACCATGCTGAAAGAATCGTCCATACCTTTGGTGGTACGTTGACAAGATACTTTTGTTTAGCCATTAGTTACTCCATTTCGGTTTGCCGAAACCAACTACGAATACTGGCAGATGCTTCTTGTTAGTTGAGCGGTATGCACGTAACTTCTTGCATACTTCTCCACCATTAGCCTGGCTTCCAGTTGGTTTGGTATCGGGCGATGTGTTGCCTTCTACTGTAGTTATAGTACCATCACCGTTGTCTTGAAGTACGATGCCGACATGCTCAGTACCCTTGCCGTCGAATGAAAAGAATACGATATCGCCAGGTGCTGGCTTGGCTGTCTCATGGTTAGACCATGTGCCTAGACCCTGGAATCCTGATACACCTGCTGGTGTGTATACACAGTTAGGCATCTTCACTACTGGCTTGAGTTGTGCTGCGCACCACATGACAAATGAGCCACACCATGGCTGGCCATCATGTCCTGTAAACTTACCATACTTAGTCTTGTTATCAGGAACCTCAATGGTTCCAATCTCTTTCTGAACAATTGCTAAGAAATCTTGTACCTGACTCACAGTTCCGCCTTTGCTTTCATTACTTCTACATCTACTTTGATTACCTGTTGGTTATCCAGTAACTCTTCTACCTTATTGATAAGGCCAGTCTTGCCATCGTTGTAGAGTGCGTACTCGATACGAGTAGTGCGCTTATCCATCTCAGCCATAAGGTCCATCAATGGCTTGAGTTCTGCTCTGAGTTCATTCAGATGAGTCTCGACAGACTTATGCACGCCATGTTGAAACAGGCGCCATAGGCCTAAGCCAGTTGCTGCTACTACGAAGAAGAAACCATAGATGGTATTGGACCAATCAGGCAGAGTCATTTGCGGTATTCCCTTTGTGTTATACGGTACGGAACTGGGCTACAAGCATTCCACCAAAGCCCTTGAAGCGACGCTCAGGTGGTGTCATGCGGATGAAGGTAATGCTTTCAATAACTCCACGGATAGTTTCGTTATTGGTAAAGTCCTGCAGAATAACTACGTCTCCATTGGACTCAACTGTTTCAAGTGACTGGACACGCTCAGATGCACGGCCTTCATAGCCAGTGGTCATGTTGTATCTGTCGCCTTCAAAGTCATAGCACATAAGTGGAAGTGTGATGATGCGCTGACGGCGTACAGCAGGAAGTGCCTTCAACTGGTAGCCGTTGAATGAATCCTCTGTGCCTACTGTCTGACCTGATGATGGGTAGAGTGTAAAGCGTAGGGCAATAGATTCCTTTGGTGTCAAATCAAACTGGTCAAGGCCAGTGATGTCTTGAGTAAAGTCAAAGTTGTTATCTACTGTAATAATATCTGCGGCAGCACCGTTAGCATCAACTGATGTCAACTTCAACTTGCCTACCATTGGTAGAGTCTGACGCAACTTGACCAACTCGAAGTGCTTATCTTCAAGGGTGAAGTAGCGAATTTGTCCTGTCTGTAGGTAGCCAGATGTAACGAGTGTGTCGTTCTGGAAGTAGATACCAGTGGCTGCTGAACCAATTGCCAACTTGTTTGTTGAGCCAATCATGCAGACTGCAGATGATTCATTAGTTGTAGGAATCTGTAGGTGTGTTGCATAGCCCATCTGGTTAGGTGCAATTTCCTTGCTCAAGTCAATCTTGACTAGGCCAGACTTCATTGTGCCGTCACCGTCTGAGTCAATGTAATTTGTGACTGTGCAGTATGCATAGCGGTCATTGAACGTGATGGACTTACATGGCTGACCTGTCAGGGTCAAGCCTGAAGCGGGGTCGTAGCCGTTGGTAACTACAGTCAATGGACCGTAAGTAATGTAACCAGATGAGACGAAGCCTGATGTATCAATGGTGCCTACGCGGATACCCTTGTTGGTACCGAAGACCATGTACTTGCCAATGTATGAACCAATGGCGTAAATCAATTCACCCTTTGGCATATCGGCGGCAGTAACTGCCTTGGTTAGGAGTGGGACTGCACCATTTGTATCGAGGGAAAGACGATACACAGTTGATGAATCCCCTGCATAGCCCGCTGTATAGATAGCGTTTGGACCTTCGCAGATACCAGTCCACTTCCATGTTGTGTTTGGATGTGCATAGATGGGAAGGTTATTGTTAGATGCAAGGACAGCAGTACCTGTCATACCAGTTGCATACTGCTGGTCTGTATAGTTGTGGTAGTAAGAAAACTCTGTAGCAGATGGGACTGCGGTTACTGAGAAGGTACCGTTGAATCCAGAACTAATAGAAGCAACTGTTACCTGGCTACCTACTGCAAAGTTGTGCGCTGTAGAAGTCTTGAGTGTGGCTACATTGTTTGCCAACTGGCCAGCAACTACTGTGTAAGAAGTAATTGGGGTTACTTCAAAGATGTAGTTATTAACGCCAGCAATAAGACGCTGCTTGACCCATGCTAGAGATACGTTGGTAACTGTACCTACTGCAGATGGGTGTGTAAATACTGATGTGCCAGAAGTTGCACCTGTCAGTGGACCCTTGTAGATACCAGTTGCATTTGCTGCGTAATAGTTAACGCCATCTTGTGCAAGGGCTAGGATAGGACCTGAGCCACCCCATGTAAGTGTAGTAGTTGTACCTGCTGCAGTAGTACGGTAAAGGCTTCCATCGTCTGACCAGATGACTACATCTACACCTGCGGTGTCTGTGCCACCCACCATGATAGGTGTGTTGGCAGGAGTAGTAGATAGTTTAGTTACATCTGGGAGTAGGGTAACTCGGCCAGTGTTGAATACTTCTACACCTGCAGACTTGTTAAAGCGTTGGCCAACTGTTGCACCTTCAACTGGTTCCTCATAGCGGATACCTGCACCGTAGTTGAATGAGGACTGAGAGCGAAGCCACCAACCTGTAAGTGTCTGCTCGCCTGGTTCCTTCTGTTGGTCAATCTGTTGCTTACGGTACTGCGCTGTCTCACGCTTGTAAGGGTATTCCTTTGATGGACCAAGGAAGAATGGCAAGCCTGCAATTGCTACATCGTACTGGTTGCTTGTATTCTGGTATGTATCACCAGCGTTAGCGGGCTGACCAACTGGGTCAACGGGACGTTCCGCAATATGTAGGTATCCATCATCGCCAATTGCCACATTAACTCCTTAGTTTATTTTGGGTACGACAAAGACCCGCATGTAGCGGGTCAGTTACTGCTTAGTTGTTACTTAGAAAGTGCTGCGATTTCGTCAGCGGTCAAACCTAACGCCGCCAACTTTGCCTGCGCTGATGCCTTTGCTGCCTCTTCAGCAGCCTTGGCTGCCTCTTCTTCAGCACGACGGGCTTCTGCTGCCTGAGCGTCTGCTTCCATCTGTGCTACTTCAGCATCGGTCAATTCAATGATTGACTCCACGCCTGTCTCGCAGTTGATTTCTATGCGGGTTGGGTTTGCCATAGTTGTTTTCTCCTGAGTTAGATTTTTTTATGAGGACTTTATGCCGTAAAGGTATGCGGTTGAGTATTGGACGAAAGAACCAGATAAAGCAGAAAGTGTTAGTTGATTGACGGCAGTAGTTTGAGACCATAGAATTGCGTTCAAACTCATATAAGTAGTTGTTCCGTTCTGTTCCATAACGTTATCAATGCTTGCAGATTTGTTAGCACTTCCAGAGTAATTAGGGACGTAAATACTGCCATTGGCAAATGTGGAAGCGGTGTTATTTAGCCCATCGATGGTTGTTTGAGCATTGGTAGCACTTGAAGAACTTGCAGCACTTCCGCTTCCCAGCAAAGTTTTACGAGTTAAATTTGCTGTGCTGCCATTAAATGCAATTACCAACCAACCGTAGTTACCTGCATCTGGGTCGTTGTTTGTGCGCAAACTCCATAATATTTGAAGGTCTGTATAAGTCGCAGGGATAGAACTGAAGTCAATACTTGAAGTCCCACCAGAACCAACGGTAGAAGAAGCAATAAGTGTGTATGTATTTGCCATAGTTATGAAACCAACCTTTCAGGTGCGTACTGCTTGAGTATCTCGATTGCGTATGTCACTTTGTCCTCTACTCTCTGGCCAGCAGGCTGCGCCTTGCTCCATAGTTCTAAGTTTTCAATGCGGTTATCGGAACGATTGCCGTTCTTATGGTGTACTGTTTCTTCTGGCAGCAAATCCCTACCAAGACATTCGGACATTACTTTTCTATGTTCAAGAACTCTGCCGTTAAGTGTTGCATTTGGATTTTCTGGCTCATAGATTTCTATGTAACCATTTTGATTAACAGAAGCCTTATTCTTGCGTTGTCTTCCTACTACAATACTAGGGTCGCCATACAAGGCATTGCGACGATAGTGCATCTGACACATACCCTGTGAGATATGAGGCTTAGTACAATCGTCAATAGTGCAGTGTTCAAATTTGCTAAACTGCCCTGAGCCTGGGCCACCTAGCGGATTACCATACTTTCTAAATCTTGTATAGTGAGTAGCGCAATAACCTTTACCTCTGCGGTCTTTAGTACAGTCATCAACTGCACAAGGAAATGAATTAACGTATGGCATAGTTAAATCATAGCCTAAGCGGCGCTGATTCCGTAAAGGGTAAAGGTAGAGCCAGTAGAAAAAGCAAAAGCAGAAGTAGATATTGTTACCGAAGTAATTGCAGCCGTTGAACGCCACATACCGACGATTGCTCCGACTGTACTGCCAGCCGTATTGAACCTGCTCAAGCAAGATTTGTAAGTTGTAGTGTTGGCATAATTCTGAATCTGCACAATAATATTTGTGCGACCGATTGATTGGTCTGTATAAGCAATATAAGACCAGTTTGCGCCAGTAGAACGAGCAGAAGTCGCGGTTGAACCGTTCCCCTTTACTACTGTTTCAGAATAATTAGCGGCGGTGTCTCCGTTGTATTGAATACGAGTATCACCATTTCCTGTTTGAGAACCTTCATACACAATAACTAAGTCTGTGTAAGTGCTAGGGATTGACGAGAAAGTGTAAGAAGCGACTGCGCTTCCCAAAGTAGTAGTCGCAATTGGGGAAAATGTGCTACCCGCAGTCACTAGACACCTGCTTTCTCAGCACGATACTTGCGCTGGTTTGTTGCTGTCTGTTCTTTCTTGCAAGTGTGACAAGCAAAGCGTGTGCTCTTGCCTGACTTATACTGGTAGATATTATCTTTCAATTTGTGTCCGTTCTTACAAAGAGTACGAAACTTCAATACCCGAACTGTCTTTGCATTGTTCTCTGATTCGGGAAGCAACTGCAAGTGTTCAGGGTTTACACATCTGCGATGTTCGCAAGTGTTGCCACCTTCACAAATGTTTGGGTCGTGGCATAGGTGGTCAATAACTATTCCTTCTGGGATGTCACCATTGAAGTACATCCAAGATAGGCGGTGGATAGGAGTTGTTTTAGAGACAGGCCAGCCAAACTTAGTAATGGAATAACCCTTTACATTTGGCTTTGATGGGTGATGCCAACAACCATTAGGTTGCTTGACAAAACGGTTGACAATTCTTTCAAGTTGAGTTGAACCTGCTGCCATTGTCTATGCTCCCTTAATGCCATATAAGGCAACTTGTGCGTTACTATTGTAATTTGCAGCAAAAGGTGTAAAGGTAATGCGGTTGATTGCCGCAGTAGATTGCCATAACCCTGATTCAAATTCGATATTACCTGAACCGTTAAAATCATATCCGTTAAGAATACGTACAGTCTTATATTTTGAAGTTGATGCGTAATCTAAAATCTGAATAATTGTAGCGGCATAAATGTTAGTAGGCACAGATGATGCGTCGTGGATACCGATTGAACTAGCAGAAGTAACCGCTTCCGAAGATGCTGCTGAACCGTTACCAATGAGTCTGTGGTAGGCGTAGTTAGTTCCTGAGTCGTTATTAAAGCGCATATATGATTCTGAATCATTAAAACCAGTGCGGGCATCTTTGAAAATACAACGCAATTCCAAATGAGTATAAGTTGATGGAATTGAAGTTAAATCAAAAGTAGCACCGCCACCTGTTGCTGTAGCAATAGAGTAATAAGATGAAGTAACTAAGTGCCCAGTAATTTGTGAAGCATAAATGCCAGGAAGAATACTCACGCAATGTCCCCCAAAACTAGCCAGTTGTTAGCCGAAGTCTGCACAGCAGATGCTGCTGAATACTGAACACGAGTCTTAGGAGCAGATGCTGTAGCACCTACGGAAGTAATAGTTACACCAGAACCCTGTGTGATAGTTGTCTGGCCTGCCCCAGTCTGGGCAAAGTTAAGAACAGTGCCTACTGGGAACGCCACGCTGGAGTTAGGTGGAATTGTGAATGTATTGGCAGATGCGTTTGAGATAGTAACAAGAGCGTTGTTACCGTCTGCAAGAACAGCCGTATATGAGGCGCTCTGTGCGTTGACTGTAAGAGTTGGAGTTACGCTTGCGTTGGTTAGTAAGGAGACAGCCATTAGTTAATTACTCCTGTCGCTGTGAAAGCAATGTTGCCGTTGGTTGAATAAACTTTAAGAGTCTCGTTGTTGCCAAGAGTCCAACCTGGAGTTTCTTGAAGAGTTGAGTTAGCAGGTACTACAAAGTCGTAGTAAACATAGTTAGCCGCAGCAGTAGTTCCACCTGATGGTGTGAGTGCTACACGGATTGAGTCAGAAGAACCTGTTGTGTTGCACACCTGAAAGGACGAGATGATGGTTCCGTTAGTTCCACCTGTAACCAAAGTGGTAAGTGTTGTAGCAGCAGGCTTAGTCTGCGTACCAAGGATTCCGTAGGTTGCCATTATGCCAAGTCCCCAATCAACTGGAATGTATTACTTGCGGTACATAAGATAGTTGCTGCACTGTATTGTACACGAAGTTTGGTACCTGTGCCTGTTACAGTTGATGTGCCGTCACCCTGTACTGTCACCTGTCCAGCGCCAATAGCCTGGATGTTGACGTACTGCCCTGCGCTAAAGACTGCAGATGGGACTGTCAAGGTGATTGCTGATGAGTTGTTCAGCGTAACCATTTTGTCTTGGTCAGTAAGCACTAGGGTATATGTTGTACCAGTTTGTGCATTGATACCAAGTGTTGTCTTTGGTGAAGTAATCGTTGGACCTGAAAGTGTTGGGCCAGTTGCAAAGACGATTGGGCCTGAGCCAGTTTCATCTGAGATAGCAGATGCTAGGTTTGCAGATGTTGGTGTACTGATAAAGGTTGCAATTGCACCAGTGATACCGTGTACTCCAGCAGGGCCTGCTGCTGCGTGGTCCTGGAAGTCTGTCATATCCTGAGCAATAATAACGTGGCGTACTACAGCGCCAGCATTATGTGCAGTAGCAGATGAGCCACCGTATGCACGAGTAATGGTAAGTGTTGTACCAGATGATGCGGTAACAAGCACAAGTTCCTCAGAGGCTGTGTTGTAGTCAAGAGCAACCACGAATGGGAAACTGCTTGGATAACCCACTGGTGAGTTAGATAAAACTACAGATGTAGCACTACTGTTAATTCCGCCGCTTACTGTGTTATCAACTGCGGTAGCAGAGTAATATCGTCTAGTTGCCATATGCCGTCCTTTATGAGGTGTAGTGCGTTCTTGGTGGGAATTGTTCTTGCAGACGACGTACTTCGACAAGAAGACGTTGCTGGTACATCTGTTGTAGGACTCTGCCGATATTTGCTGCAGAACCAATTGGGTCTGTACCTTGTGCTGAATCCGCTTCTGCAGTCTGTGCAGGTACACGGCCCATATCTAGGTACATTGCTGTACGGTATGCAGCACCAAGAATAATTACTTCTCGTGCTGAATCTGGCAAACCAGTCATTGTAAAATCATCTGTATCATACTGTAGTACAGTAGGTTTCTTAGTATAAGTAATCATTACTGGACGGCCTGGAATGATACCTTCACGGATGGAGATAGTCTTACCTGAACCCCACACAAGTGGGTTAGCCATACGGTCAACACGATAGTGTCGAACTGGTAGCCATTCCTTAGATGGGCCAATGGTCTGCCATGAGGCACCAAGCACATCAATCGCTTCATTAGGTAGGACGTAAGTTGTACGTGCTGCCTGCCAGTTGAAGATAGTATAGAAAGTACCAAACAAATCTGGATAGACTCCATCAATTGCAAGGTTAATGTTTCGTCGGATAACACTGCGGGGAAAGGATGGCGCAATGGTTACACGAGTACCAGCCGAGTGTGACTGTGCAGTCGTGTCACGAAACCCTCTGCCATAAGCAGGAATTGTTGCAGTATTAGATGTTCTATCGAAGGAGTCTACCCAGATAAGTTCATCGTCAATTTCTACAATGCCGCGAGTAAGGACTGTTCCATCTGCTACGGTAAAGGTTGTAGCAGTTGAACTCAGTGGAGCAGTCAGGTATGTAGCCTGGTCCTGACGGTTGGTGTAACCAGTCAGTGCAAGGTTAGTCTCATTAATGATGTCAATAAAAGTACTCATGATGCAATCCTTGCCGCTGCTTCGTTAATGCCTAGGCCAGATGTTCCAGCCAGTGCATTAAGCGCACCTTGTAAGTCGTAGTTGTAATTTCTGCCACTGTTGCGGCTTGCATATAAAGTATTCAATGCGCCAGCGATAGCAAGGCCTGTAGTACCAGCCCACAGATTGGCAGCACCTTGTGCATCATATTGTGGTACCCCATTAAGGATGGTACCTGCCAAGCGGTTGAGGTGGTATGTGTATGTTAAACCATCACCAGCAGTCATTGATTTACCCTTCTAAAAATTAGTTACTTAGTTCCGCCAACGCCGTCATATTGACCGTATGGGTCCTGTGGCTTGCCTGTTAATTTGTCATCCAACTTACCAATTGCTGTTGAGTTGCATCCGCATTCTACGCACATGTTACTTTCCCTTCTTTGCTGGAAGAACCTTCTTGAGGTTCGGGTTTGCCTTCTTTGCTGCTGGGCTTGCCTTGCGTGCACCTGCTGCAAGAATTGCTCCAGCACGTTCCATTGGAATACCTTGCTTCTTAGCGATTGACTTTGCTGCGGCCTTAAAGCCCATGCCCTTATGCGCTGTCATTACTTGCTCTTCTTCTTGAGCATCTTGATGCCCTTTTCTAATTCTTTAGCCTTCTCGACTTTTGACTCAACCTTCTCTGCCATGGCATAAGCCTTCTTCTTCATGGCTGGTGAGATTTTCTTTGTTGCCATTAGATGTCTCCTGTGTGTTTTAATACCGCAGCACTTTGCTTGGTAATCTTTTCTACGGATGGCATGACATCAGCGTTGTACGCTGCTCCCAATTTGTCGCTTGCATCCATTGCGTCTTTGACAGCCTTCATGGTTGTACCTGCTGGCTGAACACCTTGCGCTCTTGCATCTCTGTAGGCGTTAAGTTCTGCGTTCCACTTCTTGTCGCTCATGGAATCAGAGCGTCCTGCATCTCCTGTACTTAGTTGGAGAGTTTCTGCTTTACAGCCGAAGCAACCTTGTACATAATCAGTATGCCTAGAATGGCCAGTGTCAACTTCTTCATACGTGAACGGGGTAGCCGAAGTCTCTTCACAATCAGTGCATCCATAAAGTAACGGAACTGAGTCATACTTTTCGTTTATTCCCCATGCTAGAACTTTGCTTGTGTGCTGATGATTCATCTTTCACTTTCTTAAAGAACTCTAGGTTGCGCATAATGCGCTCATTCTCTGGACCATTAGCCTTTGCCGCTTCTTGCGTAAAGGTGATTGCCTCATCTATGTGCTTGAGGTTGAAGGCTGCAATGCCTGCTAAATCGTAGGCTTTCCAGTCCCACACTGCTGATTCGTAGCAGTAATGGTTAGAGCGGGGAGACTCTAAGGCGTCTATTGCAGCGTCTAAACAACGCTGCCATTCTTGTTTTCGGTATGCATCCATGGCTACGCTAAACTGCGGCTCGCCTTGGCCTGGAAGTATCTCTACTCCCTTTTCATACCAAGTCCTGGCTTCTTCTTCTTTACCAAGTTGATGTGCTGCTTCTCCTGCCCATCGGCAGACGGCGGCGGACTCTACGTCCCAACCACCAAGTTTTATTTTTTCTTCTGCGCTACGGATAACATCTTCCCATTTGGCATAGAAGAAATACTCACGTGTCATGTATGTCCACATGCGTGCATCATCTTTATATTCCTTGACGCCTTCTTCAAGCATTCCAAGGTATTGACCACGGGACTTATTGTTATCTGGCAGATGGTGAATCACTGCCTGGCGAACATCGCAGTCCTTTGCTTCGCCCTTGCCATACCAGATGTTTACTTCATGGATATTATATTTCCATATCCAATTCCATCTGCTATGAAGTCTATCTCGTTCCCACTTGTTAGCATCTGTCTTCATGGAAATCCAGCCCATATCTGAGCCAGGTACCCAGTACTTGCGTACCTTCTTGAAGAAGTCAGGTTCTGGAACTTCGTCCATATCTAACTGCAAACATACATCTACATCATCTGGGACAAGTGCTAATGATGCGTTACGTGCCATGTCAAAGCGCCAAGGCTTTACATGAATCTGATGTACCGTAACACCAAGTTCTTTTAACTTTTCTTGAGTGCCATCTGTGGAACCAGTGTCAGCAACGATGCGATAGTCCGCACCTTTGGTTGCCTCTGCCCATCTTTCGCAATGGAGTATTTCATCCTTTGCTATAGCATACACAGCAATCTTCATATTGCTTAGTGTATCACATTCCGCCTAGCATTAGTATGCCTGGGAGTGCAGACGCATCAGCGCCTGTCGCTCCTGTGGCCCCAGTTGCGCCAGTATTTCCCGTAGTTCCAGTACTGCCTGTTGGCCCAGTAGGTCCAGTTTGGCCAGTCGCTCCTGTGCTGCCAGTAGGGCCAGTTGCTCCCGTGGCGCCAGTGTTGCCAGTCGTTCCCGTAGAGCCTGTCGCCCCTGTTGGTCCCGTTTGTCCTGTTGCACCCTGCGCTCCAGTCGCTCCTGTATTACCAGTTAATCCTGTAGAACCCGTCGCACCTGTCGCACCTGTGTTACCAGTTGCTCCAGTAGAACCTGTTGGTCCTGTCGGACCTGTATTACCTTGAGCACCAGTGGCTCCTGTAGCACCGACTGCGCCAGTGGCACCTGTGTTACCTGTGGCGCCAGTCGTGCCTGTAGCGCCCGTAGGACCCGTATTACCAGTACTTCCTGTGGCACCTGTTGAACCAGTGTTACCTGTTAATCCCGTCGAACCTGTTGGGCCAGTATTGCCTTGCGCACCCGTTGCACCAGTTGCGCCAGTAGGTCCAGTTGGACCTGCGACAGTCGAGTTTGCTCCCGTTGCACCAGTCGGACCTGTTGCACCTGTCGCTCCAACTGCACCAGTAGCACCAGTATTACCAGTAGAACCAGTGGAGCCAGTAGGACCAGTAGGGCCTGTATTGCCTGTAGCACCTGTACCTCCTGTTGCTCCTGTGTTTCCTTGTGCGCCTGTGTTACCAGTAGAACCTGTGTTACCTGTGGCGCCAGTATTACCTACTGCGCCAGTGCTACCTGTTGCTCCAGTTGAGCCCACAGCACCTGTTGGTCCTGTGTTACCTTGACTTCCAGTTGGTCCAGTTTGTCCAGTGCTTCCTGTAGAACCAGTTGGACCTGTCGGTCCAGTGCTTCCAGTACTTCCTGTAGACCCTGTGTTTCCTGTTGAGCCTGTTGCACCTGTGACACCTTGACTTCCTTGTGGACCAGTAGAGCCTGTGGCTCCTGTATATCCTGTTGTACCTTGATAACCCATTGGGCCTTGTGGACCAATAGGTCCAAGTTCAACAACGTCAAGTTGTGTAACTGCTACGTCGTAGACGTTTGTGATAATTGGGATTTCTACAATTGAGATGCTATCTGGTGTAGATGTCATTGAGTCACACTCGGATTCACAATGAAGGTGCCCTGAAGAATCTTGTAGACTGTTGAGTCGTTAGTGTTAGTTAAGTTCAAATCGTATTGGTATGTGCCTGCAGGTAGGGCTGCAGTTTCAGTTGCGGTGAGTTTAAGGTTAACTCTTCCGTATGCTGTGTCAATGGTGATACGGCCATTGGAAGTTGAAAGTTCAACAATGATAGAAGTATCTGTGGCATAGCGTACTTGCATGTCTGCTGTATATCCATCAAGGATAACTGGAACGCCGCCAACTTTCCATACTGGCTTGAGTTCAAAAGTAGTGCCTTTATATACGGCAAGGTTGTATCTACCTGGATTCACACCTACTCCTTAAACTGTTGTAATGTTTGCGCCGTAACCAGCGTTAATTAAAATTGTTCTCTCTACATCTGAGATAATGTAGACATGTCCGCCGAGGTAGTAATAGTCAGCCTCAAGGCATTGGTCCACACCTGGTGTGCGAAGACGTGTAACTACTGTTCCATTGACAAGGATGCTGTCTCCGCGTGCAATACGATAACGCCACATAAGTCTTCCGAATCCGCCTGGGGTTTCATCAACTGTTGGTGGTGTGAATTGATATGCCATGTCTCTCCTTGTTTGGTGTAGAGAGAGGGCGGGTTGCCCCGCCCCCTCAACTACGATTGCTTAATTACTAAGCGGTGTGGATGCTCGAAGTTGACTCAATTCGAACGAGTGATGGTTCACGGTAACGTGCCCATCCAAGTACGCCGTACCATCCGATTGGACGGAAACGCATCAACTTGTCAACGATTGGACCGAAGATTACGTGTGGTTCTTCAGCCACTGCTTCTGCAAGAGCCTGCTTACCAGCGACGAGTGTACGGAATACACGAACACCACCAGTTGCGTTGACGTATGAAGAAGTACCGAAAGTACCTGATGCTGAACCAGAACCTGTACCGTCAGCGAAGTTAGCCATACGTGGAGACTCTACGAACATAGCACCTTCGTATGTTCCGATTGTTCCTGGCCAGAACTCAGAAGCACCTGTCTCTGAGAACTTGTGGTCATCACGCCATCCGCCTGAGCCTGTCTCAGCGCGGAGGTCATGTGAAACTTCTGGGTGGATACCACACCAGTAGTATTCTCCCTGACGTGGGACAGCCTTGTTAGCACGTAGTTTAGCAACAGCCAAACGAATGTCACGAGACTTGATTGTGTCAGTTGAGAGGATTGACTTCTGTGTTGTGCCGTTGGTGTATGTACCTGCGTAGGTAGATACAGCAGCGCCGTTAACTTCAGCAATAGCGTTTGTACCACCGATAAGAGTTGCAAGTGCAACTGTATCAAGTGAGTCAGCCATGTTGAAGGCGATGATGTCAGCGATTGCTGGGTCAACATCTGAGAGTGAGAAGAGTTCCAACTTGCGTGTTGCAAGTGAAGCATTTCCGTATTCCTGTAGTGTGACAGAAACTTGTGTTGTGTTACCAAGTGCTACTGCATCTGGGTCAGTTGTTTCTGAGAGTGCGGTTGTAGCCTGTGCAAGGTCTGTGTAAATCTGGAAGACTACTGAAGAACCTGGCATTGCTTGCTGTACTGGGCGCTTGTCTGCAACGTCGCGTACCATTGGTACAGCACGAAGTGCGAATTCGACATAGCGGTCATACGCTGTCTGTACTAGGTAGTTACCTAGGGACCCGCTGGATGTATCTGTATATGCGTTAGTCATGCGTCACCTTCTTTCTATAAGGTTTGTGCGGATGGATTATTTACCACGAGTAAATCGGGCTGATGGGTTTCCAGTCAATGCATTCAATTCTTCGAGAGATTTAACTCCAGCCAACTTTGCGGCCAAATCCTGGTCGCGGCTTGGAGTGTTTGCATTCTGGGTTGCTGCGTTGATTCGTTGGTACGAAGCAACGTTTGCCTGAGTTTCCTCGTTGGCTTGAACAGCCTCTTCTGTCTTAGCGAATCCGAATACATCGGAGTTTTCAGTAAGCCATGAATCAATCTGTTCTGGCGTAGTAACGTCGCTAGGAATAAACTTTGCGACTTTATCTGGTACGCCCTTAGTTGCCAATACTTCCTTGACTGAGCGTGAACGTAGGTCAGTCTGAATAGCAGCCAATTGTTCCGCTAATTCTTTCTTCTCTTTTTCTGCTCGCTTCAATGCCTTGCGAAGATTCGCTGGGCCGTTTTGGTCTTGAGTTTCTTCGACATCATCGAAGTCGTCATCTTCATATTGGTTTGCCATATGGCACTCCCTTTCGTTTGTTTGAGACGCAGGCCGCAATTACTTCCAGGGGAAGAAGTACTTGGCTCCCACTTCCAGTCTATGTACGCGTAGCAGATGCTGGTCAGTCTGTACGGATTCTATGTTTTAGGAAACGCCTTCTTCAGCGCCCATGAGGCTTCCCTTACCTGCTCCTGATGAGCCAGAGAACTGGGAAATTTCTTGAGTCTTAAGACGCTCTAAGTCTTGCTGTGCTTGGATAGCGCCAGTAGTTCCAAACGTTGCCGCTTGAAGTTCCTGACCAATTTGTCCTGCTGGTGTGTAGCCAGCGTAACGAGTTGCTAGTTCCTGAGTTCCAGGAAGTTGCTGTGCAATGTTCTGGAATCCTTGTCCTGCTTGAGCCTGTGTAACACCGAGGTTACTCAACTGCTCTGCATAAGACTGACCAACATTTGCACCATAACGTGCAGCCTCTGCACCAATCTGAGATGTACTGATTTGCTTCTCAAGGATTGGAGTTGCAATGCTTGGGTCAAGTACATGAGCAATCATGTCACCTTGGCTTAGGCCATAGTAAGTCTGAAGTTGCTCTGCTACTGCAGGGTCTGTGTTTTCAATCACCTGCTTGGCTGTATTGACACGGCCATTGAGTTCTGTTGGGCTAACATCATTGGTAAGGAGTTTAGTGAAGACATCCTTGTTAGTAGCGAAACTTGGATTCAATCCGTAAGCACGCATAACCTGTGCATAACCCTGCTCATTAGCAATGTACTGTGCTGGGCTAAGGACTGGAAGTCCTGCAGCCATACGTGCAGCGTTTGCTGGGAAGCGTTGCTGGAATGCCTGAGCCAATGGGTTTGTACCCTTTGGGTCCTGAGCCATTACCTGAATGGTGTCTGCTGTGTAGCCCTGTTGTACAAGATTAGTTACAGCACCAGCGATATCCGCGCTAAGCCCGTAGTTAATAAATGTCTGGGTAAGCATCGTGATTGCGTTCTGCTGTTGCTGCTGAGTATTAGCCTGAGCCAATGCAGTCTGTGTAGCATTAGCAGTCTTGAGGTCAGCAAGTTGTTTCTGTAAATCTGCAACTGTCTTGCCCTGTGCTGCGGCGGCTTCTGCTGCTGCCTTATCGGCTGCTGCTCTATCCGCTGCAGTCTTATCTGCTGCAGCCTTTGCTGCTGCCGTTGCTTCTGCTTCCTTTGCGGCACGGGCTGCTTCTGCTTCTTTTGCTGCTTGAGCCGCTGCTGCTTCCTGTGCTTGCGCTGCTGCGTAGCCAGAAGATGTTGCTGCTGTAGGAAGAGCCTTGCCTGTAAGAATTGCGTTGGCTGCTTGTGAGGCTATGCTTGATAAGTTTGATACTGGTGTAGAACCAGCATCGCCAAATTCATCTACGCTTGCTTTTGCCATTAGGACATCAACCCCCATTGACGAAGAATTGTTGCGCCAGTTGCATTCAGACTATCCATAGCGTCCTTACTTGTTGCCCAACGTGGGTCCTGACGGACCTGCTTTTCAAATTGCCAGAGTGGCATAGCGCCAGGCTTAGCAGGGTCTGTACCTTGCAAGCCCTGCTTAATAAGGTTGTCATTAAGAGTAATTGCTGCTGGGTCTATGCCAAGTATGTTAGCATAAGTTTGAATGTATGGCGAAGCGATTTGCTTCATTGTCTGACCAGCCTTGATTTGTTCTGCCCATGCTGGAAATGCGCCTGCAGCCTGAGCCTTAACTTGGTCTGACCAATACTGTTCTGTAGTTGCACCAGTCGCTACTGACTCTGCAGCATTTGCTACCCAGTCATTGCTAAAACCTGCACCGTAGTCAGCATTCATTGTTGCTAGGTTCTGACGAGCAGTGCTTGCTGTACCACCAGTAATGCCAGAAATGTACTGATTGGGAATTACATTTCCCTTTTCGTCCATCTTTGTCTTAAAGAGTTCCATTGTGCCAGCGGCAGTTGGAGTAAGGCCCATGTCAAATGCCTTACGGGCAATTGTCTCTAGGTTTGCATCGCTGACTTGTAGGCCATTCTGAGTTGCATAATTCTTGAGAGTTGGAAGCCAAGTATTCTGGATGGTATCTTCATATACACCAGGTTGGTTAGCCTTGAGTTGCTGGTTTGTAAACTTGCTTGCGCCAGTAGTCTTAAAGAAATCTGTACCGTAAAGTTTATTAAGGGCACCAGCATAATCACCCTTAACATAGAGGGCACGCACATCGGCTAGTTCTGGGTGAGCAGCAACCATTGCCTCTGTGATGCCAACGAGCATCGGGTCTACTGTAGTCTGCGTAGTATCAGCCATTAGTTAAACTCCCCGCTGCCTTTGGTCCACCTGTCATTGCTGTGTCTAGCCAACTTGCAAAGTTAAGGTTCTGCTCACGCTCACGTTCTGGCTTGTACTGCTCAGATGTAAGTAGCGTGCTCTGTGCAATCTGCTCAGGTGTCTGTGCTGGAGTGGTCATTGTTGTTGACCCACCTGGACCGTAAGTTGTTTTGCTTACTGTTCCTACCTGAGCATTTGCTGTATCAATAATGTTCTGAACTTCTTCAGGTGTAGCCATACGTCCAACCAATTTAACGTATGAGTTGTGGATGGCTGCAGTCTGGGCAGCAACGTCGTAGTTCTGCTTTGATGTTGTAGAGTAACTTGTTGCAACCTGACCCATGTTGTCCTGAAGGACTTGCCATGGAGATTTCTGCTTACCGTTTGCATACTCTGAGGCAGAGGCATCAACTAATTCACCCCATACAGTTTTTGCCATAGTAGGCTTCTTGCCAATGGACTGCGCATAGTCCATAACATTTTGCTGTTGTTCAGGAGTAAGGTTTAACCAACTCTTCTTATAGTTTGCTGCAAGAACTTTTTTGCTGCCGTCCCAAGCATATGTCTTTGCTGCCTTTGAGCCGCCACCTGAAATAACAATTGTAGGTGCTTGTGGCATTGGTCCAGTAGTCATTATTTAGTCCTCTTCAAACTATCGTTTACAAAATATCTGTCAATGATTTGCTGGAGGCGTGGGTCCCACGCTCCTGCTGTGTCATTCTGTAGATATGAAACCCATGCTTGCTGGATAGCAGTCTTAGCATTTGCTAAATCTGCTTCCTTGCTGTTGTAAGCATCAACCATTTTGTTGCGATAATTAATGAACGTCTTAACTTGCTGCCAATAATTATCTGTACGATTCTTGTAGGCTGGGTCATTAACAATCATCTGCATGCCCTTAGCCATGGTGTATGCATTATCTCCACTAGCATTTTGATTATAGTCATCGAACCACTGTGGGCTGTACTTTGCTAGTTGAGCAACATAGTTGTTCCATGCAGCCTTGGCTTCTGGGAAGTCAGCAATACGAGCCTTTGGGTTATCAGTCGCCTTACGCAATTGAGTAAGGATTGAGTCCTTAGTTGTGCGGTAAGCATTCCAGGCACGGTTAATTGTAAGGTTTGTTTCATACTGCTCTGGTGTCAAAGGCTTTGCGTTAAGCAATGCTCCACCAGGAAGTGCGGTACCTGGGTTTGATAGGTACTTCTGGACCTGTGGGTCTGGGTCCCCAGTGATATCTGAGGTGAGAAGTCCTACAGCCTTTGGGTCCAACTGCTCAAGTTTCTTAGCAAGATTCTTGTTGTCCTGCCATACACGGGCATAACCTTCGTATGTAGGAGCGATGTACGCAGCCTTAGTATTACCACGGTAGAGGTAACGGTCTGTTGGGAAGTTGGTTCCAAGAACCTGCATCATCTCAGCCTGTGCTTTGTTAGCATCTCCATTGTACTTCTTGAGAAGTAGTGAGCCGTAATCCTGGAATAGTTGACCAGGCTTATCCTGCTTAGGAGCCATACCAAATGGTGAGGCAAAGCGCCACAATGCACGCTGACCAAACCAGTTACGAGTTTCTTTCATAACAGATTCGTTAGTTGGCTTAGGGCCAAGTTTCATTTCAAACAGAGTCATCTGGTAGTTATTTACCATACGGTGTACCTGTAGGAAGTCAGCACTTGAGTCGTTACCCTTGAGGTACTTAACTGCGTCGCTGAGCCATGAAGGAATAAACCCTGAACCTACTGATGAATCTACACCCATTGGGAATAGGTTATCATAATTCATTCCAGGTAAGTGGCCAATAGTATTATCAATAATGCTCTTGGTAATCTTTGCATTATCTGGGCGGCTTGCTAAGAAGTGCCCAATTGCCATAGTCGAAAGCCATGATGGGCCAGGTGTATTAGCCAAAAAGCCAAATGCTTTGGTGCTTAGGCGAATGCCCTGCTCTCCGAATAGACCCATTTCCTTTGTGCCAGGCACAACAATGTGTGTTGCATCTTCAGGATTATCTACTGGGTTTCCATCTTTATCAACACCAAATGAATCATAAAGACCGTAGTAGTTACGCAAGAAACCAATCATGCGTGCTGGATTCTTGATGCCTAGACGGCCAAAACGATAGAGTGCATTTGCAGATGCAGAAGGGAATGCTGCCACTGTACGTGCTGCATAGAGCGCACGATTCTGACGGCGGATGGTATAGAACACTTTACCTGCCTCATCAAGTGCTTCACGATATGATGCTTGACGTAGAGCATTGATAGACTCTGCAGTGATTGGAACACCTTGTTGGTGGAGAATGTTAATCTTATTCTCAATAACCTGAGCAAACTTCTTATCAGCCCATAGCCAACGGTATGGATTTTCTGCACTAGCCAACTTCTTCCAACCAGCATTCATTAAATCCTGTGCACGTTCCATTGCAACCTGAGTCTTACCAAGGGTTGCTGCTGTACCATAATCAATATCCAATGGGTGAATTGGAGAAAGGATATCTAGTTTGTCAGCAAGAAACTTCTGTAAACCAACAGATGTAACTGGATTCTTGAGTGCATATGCACGAGCAGCATCATCTGGAAGGTAACGCTTAACAAAGTTGATTCTATCCTGAATGATAGATGTCATATCTCCAGGAGATTCAAGGCCAAACTGACGTAAGTATTCTACGCCTTCTTTTGTCTTAGCCCACTCCATGATTTGTTGTGGAGACTGACCTTCAAGGACCCTATCTACAAGTAAGTCACCACGCATCTGGCGATTGACAACATAGGCTAGTTCCTCAAAGTACACTGGGTCATTGATATCTACGATACCAGTTGGACCTTTACGTGCAAGTAATCCAGCCTTTGAGCCAGTACGAAGTTCAGATAGGAAGTTAAGTTCCTGTGTATCTTCGTTAGAGAACTCGCTGCGTAGTGCATCACCAAACTTGTTTGGGTCAAACAAAGATTCTACTGGCATCTGCTGGTCGCCAACCTTGATAAGGTGTGGCTCTTTTGTACCGTAGAAACGCTGCTTGTAACCTTCACGACGAGCAAGAATTTCTGCTTGTTCTTTAGTTGCTAACTTGCTGTCTTCAACAATCTTGTCAATAACTTTCCAAGCCTTCTCAAGTTCAGCATTACGCTCTAAAATATCTGGAGATAGGTTATAGATACTAGCAACAGCCTTCGCATAAGAGTCACGAATTTGCTGGTTAATAGGTTCAATTGGCTTCTTGAATTTTGATAATTCAGCAACTGTTCCACGATATGAAGGGCCACTAGGAAGTTTAAGTACGCCATTGTCTTCAAGGAATTTAATTCTGCGGCTTAGTGTATAAAGAGAAGGAATGTTATCCAACTTGCCATATGGTTTAACTGCTACATCTGTCTCTGCTTCAAGGCGCCCTACAAGTGCCTGTGCCTCACGAAGATTGGCTTTGATAGTATCGAGGTGCTCACGCTGTGCTGCAGGAGAAAGGCTATCCGTATTAAAAGCATTCTCATATTCAGCATATACGGTATCACGATATTGAATAGCCTCATTGAGTTTATTCATTTTGTTGCTGATTACTTCATTGACATTCTTAATTTTGCTACGGTCAGTAATCTTGGTGACACCAGAAAGAATACGGTTAGTATTATTCTTGATAAAGTTAGATGCTGTTGTACCAACAGAACCTTCCATGTAGTCATGGCCCATGGATAGGAATGCGCTAATTAAAGGCTCAGCCATAGAGTTCTTTGGAATGTAAGCAGGACGGCCAAGTACGCTCATTGAGAATACTTTGTTAAGTCCTTCAAATGCGCTGTGTGCTACACCAGGAGTTGATTCTGTAATAGCGCCAAATGTCTTAACCATTGCACGCATGTCGCGTTCAATCTTTCCCCATGGAAGCATTACTACTGAATCAGCCAACTGACGTTGTGTCTGTGGGTCTACGATGATGCGACGTCCTGCAGCATCAAAGGCAAACCCATCACGGCTTAGTGCAGTATGTGAAGTATTGAGGATATTACGTGCTGTTGTGACGAAGTTATCAATTTCAGCCTTGTTTGTAATACCGAGGGTACGGGCAATATCATGGCCAATACGCTGGTCAAGTTCATCAATTACTGCAGCCTTCTCGCTAGATGTCTTAGCATTCATAAAGTCTTGAACTACCTTGTTGCGATACTCCGCTGCTGTAGTTTTAATTGGAAGTAAGTCACCAGTTACTTCTTCATAGCCAGTAGTGATTGGAGTCTCGCCACGTGTAAACATACGGATGTCATCAAACATTGAGTGGATTTCATCCACACCATCCCATGGACGTGCACCTGAGAAGGTGATATATCCACGAGGCTTTTGTGTTCCAACAAAACGTACAAGTGCAGTTACTGGGCGGTTGAGTCCGCCACCAAGAATATGTTCTGTCGCTCCGCCAATGTCACCGAAGTCACGTGTAGTTGCTGCAGCCTTAACTGCATCTACGCGAGTACGTACATTGCCAATAGTCTCTGCAAAGAACTTAGGGTCAACTGGCTTGTAAGCATTACCAAGTGCCTTGACGTCACCTTCTGGTGTAAGGAATGCGTCATAAATCTCTTTGTGTGCAGGGCTTTCTGCAATAGCCTGGTCAAAGGCAGCAAGTGTACGACTTAGCGCATCGCCTTCAAATGTTGGCATTACGCCAGTTGCTGCAACATTACCCTTGATGAAAGAGTTCATGTCGTGCAATTCCCATAAATCTGCAGGAGCAGTAGTGCCTAGACGCTCAAGTGCTGGCATGTAACCCTTATCAGCAAGGAGCAAGTCCTTGACAACGCTTGGGTTTGTAGCCTTCTGAATGAGTCCAGGAAGTCTTTCGTTATTACTGTAGTCACGTACCTTATCTACAATAAGGTTCATGTCCTTAGTCTCAGCAAGTTGCTGGACGTCAGCACCAAATACTGTAGGTGTACCCATCTGTGCTTTTGTATTAAGATGTGTGATGTGTGCATCTGCAAGTGCATCCATCTTAGCCAAGTCTGCTTCAGATGTAATGGTAGTTGTAAGGTTTGTAGCCTTGAGTCCTGCACCAAGCGCACCCTTTGCAAGGCCAGTAACGCCACCAAGTGCTGCATTGCTAAGTACAAAATCGCCTAGTCCTGTAAACCATTTACCTGCTGGGTTCTGAACAAAGTTCTTTTCGATGTCTTTGTTATCCCAAAGGTTTACTTTTTGGAGATTAACTCCACCTTCTTTAAGAAGTCTATCTGAGAGCATTCCAAATGGTGAGTCTTGGAAGATGCTGCTCTTTGTCATTGCCTGAAAAGGCGATACCTTTTCTGAGCGGTCATACGCTTTAGCAATATCTGAAAACTGAAATCCTTGACCATACTGCTCGCTTGTATATAGCGGGCTGCTTGGGTCTGTAAGTAGGCCAACTGTAGCCACTGGACGGTTTACAACTGTAGATATAACCTTGTTAACAGGCTCAGATGCCTTGAGCAAAAGGTCTGTAGATGCTTGACCTACTGGCTTTACGCCAGATGTTGCAAGAGCATGCTGAGTTGCAGCCTGCAATGCAGGTACAGCGGCTTGTGCTTGTGGACCAGCAGCCTGTGTAGATGCAATTCCTGCACCACCTTGAACTACTCCACCGAGAACTCCGCCGACAACATCTTTAATCGTGTTAACAAAACCGTCAAAGAGTGACACTACTTAGTTCCACCCTTCGTCATAATGTTAGAAAGTAAATTACCGTCGCCACCTTTAGGGTCGGTATCAGTGAGAGCGCGGATAAACGCGTCTCTATCATCTGTTGATTGCCAAGGAACCATTGCAAGGGGAAGTGCAATAGCGGCATTCTCATAGCCTAAACTATTTGCAAACTTGTCAATGTTATCGAAAATTGTACCAGGTACCCACTGATTCATTGTGCCTGCTTAGTTAAATAACTAACGAACCTTCTGTATGAATCAGGTACACCAGGAATGTTTACTGCTGCTTGTAGGTCTGGAAGATAACGAGCAATCAAAGTATTAACTTCTTGCTGACGTGTATCCATTGGCTTAGGAAGAATCAATGCTTCTGGGCCTGCTCCTGGACCTGCTGCAGCACCATGAGTTACTGGCTGTCCTGGATATTGTGAAGGTGCGTCCAGAGGAACAGCCTGTGGACCTTGTGCTGGCATAGCCTGTTGTGGCTGTCCTGCGTCTTGCGATACTGCTGCGTCAATCTGAGATGCAGGCATTGCTTTTACTCCTTGTGTCTTTGACAAAGGTGCCTGACGTTGTAAGTTTACAAAGTCTTCTGCGCCTGGTTCTCCCGCTGCGTAACGGATTGCTTGCTTTGATGCTGGTCCGCCATCGGTTCGTGTGCTCTTGGCACCTGGGAGTGATGGTGTCGCTGATGGCTTATTTGCCTGTGGCACGATTATTCTCCCTCTTGTAGTGTCTCAATGGTTCTCGCGGCATACTCGTGAAAGGTTTGTTTCTCTTCCACGAAATTTGCGTGTATCTGTAGCATCTGACTTGCTACTGAAAGTGTGTCAGCGATGCTTATTAGTAAATCTCGTATTGCTTCGACAACGAGGGCAAGAACATCGAACTTAGTTATCCTCGTTGCTGTCTCGCCCTCGTCGTCATCAAACATTTACTTAGAGCCTGGGTTAGTACCTTTGATACCTGAAGGCTGCTTTGTGTAAAGAATTGTTGAAGCGCCTGGCTTATCTGCACCAGTCTTCTTCTGGATTCCTGTCTTCTGTGTTACTGCATCAGATGAACCGTGTCCACCCTGGTTTGCTGGTGAAGGCACCTTAGTTGTAAGGTTCGCCTTTGTCATTGGGGCTACTTTTGCCATTTGTTTTCTCCTATAGGGGTTTGTTTGACAACCAAAACGCGTTAGATTGGTTGCTTTCTGACAACTCCCGCAGACATCTGCGCGGCGCCAGAAGATGAGATTCCTGCAAGCAATGTTTGCAGTGATGGACGACCACCAGGAGCCATACCTGCTTGCCCTGGTGCGACTCCTTGCATACGTCCAGATGCTTCTAGCCCTGGAGGTAGTTGGCCCTCTTGGCCCCCAGAAGGAGCCTGTCCTGGGGCTTCGGCCTCACCAGCGGCTGCAACTTCTGGGGAAACTGGTTCAGGAGCAAATGCTTCGGAGACTGTATCTTCGATAGCCTTTCCTGCTTGACGTCCATTAATAATCATTGCCATTGATGACAGAATCTTTGATGGGTCTTGTCCCTGTGCAACCATTGCTGGTAATGCTTGCGCGTATCCTGCTACTGCTTGGATAAGTGCATCGCGTAATTCTTCTACTTCTACCTTTTCTTCTTCCATGGTAACGTTCATTTCCCATGGCATCTGACGACGTAGGAAGTCGCGTGAAATCAACTTGTCGCCACGTGCTTGAAGTCCAAAGACAAGTGCACGGTTTGGGTCAAGTCCAGCCATAAGGCCGTATGTAACATCACACCAGTAGTCGCCTTGAATATCTTTGCTTGGAATGTAAGTGATTTCGTAAGGAGCACCAGCGTTGACGCCACGTACTTCTTTCTCAACATTACCAAATACTTCTTCGTCCATCTTAAAGCATAGACGCATAACATGGCGGAATGCTTCAGCGAATACTGCCTGTGCTGTCTTAACCTGTGTATCAAATCCACCCATGAGTGCTTCGACACCACGGCCAGTTACGATAGAACCTGACTGCTGACCTAGACGGCCTTGTGGATAGCGTGAACCTACGCGTAGTTCCTGGTCAAGAAGTGCTGACTCTTGGAAGATACCGCTAGGAATGTCAAGACCAACGCGACGAATCTTTTCTGGATTAGCAGAACGGATAGTTGCGTCTGGTCCAATTTCAAGTACGTTAACATCTGCAGGTAATGCGAATGGAGCCTGTACAGATTTCTGTGCTGCTTCCAACTGTAGAGTTGCAAAGCGTGAGCGAGCAACCTGTACCCACATGATATCGTCGAACTGACCACGTTGGTGTTCATCTGAATCAAGTCCTGGGCGTACTGCAATAACTACTGGAATCTCACCGATGAAGTTCTTTGAACGGTCAAGGACAAGGTTCTGGCGCTCTGGGATAAAGAGAACTACTTCTTCTTTGTCCTGGTAGCGGAATACTTCAAGTACACGCTCAGACTGACGATTCTCATACTGACCGCGAATCTGTGGCTCGTACTCTGGGAAGTCGTTGCAGAGTTCGCGGACTGTCTTCTGGTAGCGGCGTGTGTAAGAAAGCAACTTACCAAAACGGTCCCACTCAGGGTATGAACCAATTGGGTTGTCCAAGCGAATCATTGGACGATTATTTTCAAAGTCTGGTTCTACAACGAATGCAAGCATTCCATAAGTAAGGTAGCGGTCTGCACCTGTATACATCTGAGTCTGAAGGTTACATGAGTCACGGTAGCCAGCAGCAATCTGTGTACGCTTATCAGCACGCTTGCGTGCACGGTCTGAGATTGCATCTGTTGTATCACAGTTAAATGCTGGAAGTGGTGCGATAACTTCTGCCACGTCGCGTGCTGCGATGTCAATGAAGTTAGCCACCATTGGCTTAGGAAAGTCTGATGAGAAGAGTTCAGGGAATACCTGCTGGATGTTTCCTTGACGGATTGAAAGCAGGTCAGCCCAGCGGGCATCACGAAGGTGGTAGTGTTCGCGTAGTTTGCGAACCTTAACCCCTAGGTCATCTATATCCATTGCCATACCAGGTTCCTCCGTTTGAAGCCATCTGCTCTTGCATCTTGGCGTATTCTTCTAAGTTAACAACCTTGCGACTAGCAAGTTGGCCCTTTGTTGCGAATGGGTTCTTTACGAAAGAACCGCCGTATGCGCCCATCTGATTGATGTAGTCACGCATCTGAGTCTCTGCAAACCAGAGAGCCATTGGTCCGTCTTGCTTAGCCTTTGTGCCAGCAGACCAGGTAATCAATTGCTCGATAAGAGCCTTGATGTGTTCGTTATCGGCACGAGGTAACTCCAAGAGGTTTGAGCCTTTAATATGCTTGCCTTGGTTATCCGTCGTGCCGAAAAGTGGGGCCATTGAAGCGACACCGAATTCGGCATCCATCTTGTTTGAGCCTGTGTAATGTTGCACCAAGCGGATACCGCGAGATGCTAAGAATTTATTTATCTGTTCGTCCTGAGTCAAGAACAACTGGAACGCGTTCTTTTCAATAACCCATACTTTAGGATTGTACTTCTCAGTCCAACTGAAGATTAGGTCACGAATCATCTGCGGTGTAGGCGCTGGCATACGCGAGGCCTCTAGCAGGTAACGCTTCTGGGTTGTCCTATCACCTGCGATAATGACAGAGAATGTATCTCCCGACATAGCAGGGTCCATAGACGCGACAACGTACTGGTCATTCAAACGTTCTGGTTGACCAGGAGCACCTGGGATAAGCGGACCAATAGGTCTCATACCCGATACAGAACCGCGTACACATTCAGGTGCAAAGATTGCAGTAGACTCAACGTCTTGCTGCTGATAGACCATTGCCCATGTCTTCGGGTCTAAGACACCGCGACGCTTCTTAAGGTTGAGTCCATCCCAGCGAGGATAGAGTCCTTCGCTATCTGCCTGGTCTTCTCCACCTGTCCATGGTCTGTCAGACTTAGGCCAGAGGGTTGTCCACTTGGCTGGGTCTTCGTCAAACTCTAGGACGGCTGGCATAGCCAGGTAAGTCCAAGGCGATTCACCTTCAGGGTAACGGTCTGGGTTACGCATCTCACGATACATGTCAACTGGGTCTACGCGAGTACCTACGACAAGAATCTTGCCAGTAGGTCCCACACGAGTCAGGACTTCCTGCTGAATCCAACGAATCTGCTTTTCATACTCGTTAGAGTTCGAGAGGGTCACACAGTCATCGAGGATGATGAGGTCAGCACGTGCACCGTAAATCTGACCGCCGATACCCAACGCTTGTAGGGTAGGGTCCTTTTCGCCAGAATCACGTTCGATGTAGATTGCATCCTGGGTCCACTTTTCAGCAGTAGCCTTGAAGCCTTCCACAGGAGCATAACGTCTTTGAAGTTCAATCCATTGAGGCGAGGTGAGTCTTTGCTTGACAGCATAGAGAAACTCCTTGGCCATTTGCTGGGTCTTAGAAACCAACTTGATACGGACGTTCGGGTCGGTCACAATCCGATACGTTACATAGTCAATCGAAACCGTCATAGATTTCGCGTGCTCTGGTGGCATATTGCAGAGCACGTAATTCTTAAAGCCAGGTTCATAAATCATGTTGGGATGGAGCCATGCTGGCTCACCATCTTCCAACAGGGAGATGATATTGCGCTGGTGTGGGAAAGTCTGGGACATCAAGTACTTGGCGCGGAAGTCCTCAAAGGAGATATTCTGGTCGTCCTCAGAGACGACACCTTTACGCTTTTGTATGGTACGGGCGAGGTCAATGGCTTCTTTGAACTGTGGGTCTGAAGCGCGGTAGTACTCATAGGACTTGACTGACTTGCCAACTGCGCGACAAGCATCTTCGACGGTCAAGCCGTCTTCGATGAGCGCGATAAGTTTCTTCTTCGCATCTGGGGCGGGAATGTTTGCACCTGGGGCAAGTTTGTAAGTGTTGCTTGATGGTTTAGCCATTAAGAGTCTTCTCCTACCGCGAAGCGTGTGCCTATGGGCACCGCTTGGGTTATGTTAGGGGGGCGCTAATGGCGCCCAATTCATCTGGAGGAAGACGACCCCTAGGAGTCTTCCGACCCCAAATCGTTCGGCTCAATTGCAACCTCGCTGTGAGGCTCGGCTGCCGAGAGCCGAACTTAGAGAGGGGTAATTTATTTTATCCCCTATATATATTAAGGCGGGATAAATACCTTTCATCCCGCATTTGTGTGTGTGATGTTAGTCACATTATATATAACCGCAGGTCAGAGCCTATATTTAGAAAAAATATTGTGGTGGATAGTAACGATAGGTAGCGGCCGATATTAAAAACCGTGGGGTTGATGTAGTCGCGTGGGGGCAACTCTCACCCTTTACTTTACCTTGAACCCTGCGAGAAATATGTGTGTACCCTGAGACAGGGCAAAGAGTCTGCCTACGATTGACCCCGATATATGCCCCACGATATGCGCCCGACTTGATGTCGTATATGTCCGAATTGCCCCGTATTGTCCCGTATTGGGGGGATATGTCCGTGTTGTCCGAGTTATGAGAGGCGGGGCGGGGGACAGTCCATTACACCCCATTAGTCCATTGTGCCCCCGTTTATACCATGTGCCCAATATGTCCGTTTCCCTTGATTCTCCTAATATAGTTGAACTTTCAACTACTTTCTTGTATGTAATCGAACAGATGTTCGTGTGAGCAACACCACAAAAAAAGATTCGTTTTGGGCTTGACATACGCTTAACCGTAGGGTATCTTTCGTAGTGTAAGTTCAATTAACGAAAGGTAAGACCATGACAACAGAGAAGCCACGAGTATGGTACAAGTGCACAGAGTGTAATTTTTTCATGGACGAGTTCCGCGAGGGTGAGAGCCTAGAAGATTATGTTGCCTTCTGTTGCTACCGACTTGCAGAGAATGTGCTAGTACCCGCAACACCCGAAGAAATCAAAGAGTGGGGCTTGAACAGCCTAAACTAATTCGCTTCTCTCGTCCGTGTCGCTTGACACGGGCGGGGGTGGTGGCTTAGCCTAAGACACCTACACTAAATGCTCATGGAAGGGGCAGAAAATGACAAGCGCACAAGCCTTAGACATCGCTCGCACAATGCTAGCAGAGATTAGCAACAACCTAGAAAGGCACCAACGCCAACTAGGAACTCAAGCCGATAACAAGTATTTTGACCGCGAACAGGAGAAACTGTTCAAAATTCAAACTAGCCTTAACAAGTTGGAAATCTAGACACTACCGCCCCCCGCCCGATAAGTCGGCGCGAGTTCATGGCTCACGGGGGGCACGCGGATACACCGCAACGATTGGAAGGATAAGACAATGGACACATGTGATAAGTGCGACAACATGGCAAGAGTGACGGTATCGGGCTACCTAGTGGCTCGCTACCTATGCGCCAAGCACGCGGGCGAATTGTGCCTAAGCGTTGGAGATATCGCGGGGCATGAGAAGTTTCTCGCGCTAGTTGAGGGCGATAGATTGGCGGTGTCAGCATGAAGCACCGCGAAATCCTAGACCTAATCTACATCATGTTGGAAGAGGTAATACAGGACGATATCCGCCACGCCGTACAGCACGCGGGTATTATCCTCGAAATGATGGAAGAGAAGCGACTACAGGCGGTGACAGCATGAAGAACATCGCGGGCAACGTAATCGGGTGGGGCGTCCTCGCCCTGATAGGGCTAGGCGTCGGATTCCTAGCCACGCACCACACGGTCAAAACGCACTGCCACTATTCAGCAGACGCGGACGCGACTATCTGCGGTTTCAAATATCAGGGCAACGAATAGCAGTTGGTGCTTGACGGCGGGGCATAGGCGCATCTATCCTATGCCTTGCAGTCTCTTACCAAATCGGCAAGAGTAAACGAAGTAGCCTTATGGAAGGGGCAAAGATGTGCAAAGAATATAACGGCTGGTCTAATCGTGAGACATGGGCGGCTAATCTATGGATAGACAACGACCGAGGACTGTACTACACAGTGCAGGAGTTGGCTCAGAATGCAATCAAAGATAAGGCAGACGACGGCAAGACCTGTGTTACCTGCCTCGCAGAAGAGATTGAATCTATGTTCGATGACGCGTTCAGCGATATCGCAGAGATGACAGCCGAAGGCCTCAACATGTTGAAAGATATTGGCTCACTCTATCGAGTGGATTGGTACGAAATCGCGCAGGGTATTCTCGGCGAAATCGAATTACAGGCGGTGCAAGCATGAACCGCGATAAAGAGTTACTGATTATGGACACGGCCCTCACCTGCCTATTGGATAATTTCATGTATCAACCCGACGATTTCGCGGACTTAGATATTACAGAGGCAGAGATTAAAGACATGATAGTTAAATTATTCAACGAACAACAACGAAGGAGAGTAAACGCATGAGCACCGACAGTTACTACGGCATAGACCCATTCTTTAACGATACGTCGGACTTCATAGAGTGCGACACATGCGGCAGTCTATTCGACCATAACGAGTACAAGTCTTTCACTTGTAGCCGTTGCGAGAGTGGGGAGACAGAAGAGTGAACCAACCAACCGCATGTAAGAGATGTAAAGAATACTTTAGTATTGACGCCCTCGTATGGGCAGACAGTGGCGGGCTCAACTGGGTTTGTGAGGATTGCTATACCAGCGATTGCTTACCACTGTGCGGGGACCACCTTGTACCACTGGGAACCTGTGAGTGTCGCCCGTGATTATCTTGACTTTGGCAGGCTTACCGATTATCGTTCTAGCAATAGCAGGCATATTAAACACGCAACCAATAGCAGAAACGGAGCACGACAATGGAAGATAATGAGCAAGTGGACTGGGATACTCTCATCTCATTAGCGCAACAACTAGCCGACTTAGGCACGAGTATTAAAGAGGGGCAGGCAACAAGTGACGCTACAAAGTAAGGCACAGAGTAAGGCACTGACCGAACTCAAAGCCAACCACCCCGACGAATACGCAGAACTTTACCGAAAGTGGTGTATCGAGTTCGGTTCGTTCCCACGCACTGCACGGCTTGACGCAATCAAACTACTACAGAAGGAGCAATCAGCATGAGTTTAACAATGACGGAGAAGATAGCAGAGAAAGCAACTCACGCGTTGCATGAGGCAATTCAAGTGGCTTGGCAAGCGGGCTATGACACTGCCCTGAAAGATATTAAAGAGAGTGAAGAACGTATCCACCAGCAAGTGGCGAGTGACATCGGAGAGTGAACCTAGCACCCGACGATAATCCTGCATGCCTCGACCTAGACCCTGAGTCTTTCTTCCCCGACCCAACTCCAGGACGTTCCCACTTTCGTGGCGAGCAAGGACAAGAACTAGTCTATGCAACAGTGGTTGCGCTATCAGCGTGCCAGCGTTGCCCTATGCAATCAAAGTGCCTGCAATTCGCAGTAGATATGCGCGAGTCGTATGGCATATGGGGCGGAACATTCCCACATGAAAGAGATGCAGTTATCGGCTTGCCACAAGGGCAGCCAACATCTTTTGCCTACTATTCCAAACTAAGAACAGCAGTTCTTGGCAAGAAAGCGAGTCTTGTATGTCCACCTATCCCCCGACCAGTCAAAGAGTTTATACCTATCGCAGAGTTCTTGTCGGTGCCTCATGCTTCACGCTCATCTTTACCCTCTGCTTCCCAGCAGGACGAATCTTGGAACCTAGAGTGAGCAAGGCACACGTCTGGACTAAGGCAGAGATTAAGAAGACAACCAAACTTATCTGGAATACATCAGATAAAGAATGGAAGTGTCTCGACCAACTCAATCGCCATGAGTCGCAGTGGAATTACAAGGCACGCAACCACAGAGGTGGCGCATATGGAATTCCACAAGCACTACCACCTAGCAAGTACAACGTAATAAGCACAGACTGGAAGCGCAACCCAATCACGCAGGTGGTATGGCAGAAGAAGTACATCGAGACAAGATACGCAGGGCATCCCTGCTATGCTTGGAAGCATGAGAAAGTGAGAGGCTGGTACTAATGACATATGATTTCTTTGCACAAGAGTGGCACGGTAAGTGCGGTGCGTGTAACACCGCCCTCTTTGCACCAACGAAAGGTGCCTACCTTGTACAGTTTGCACTACATACACACTCTAAAGTTTGCATAGGTGGTTGGTAATGACACACGATGAATTGCTAGCGAAAGTAAATAAAGAATTAGAGTTGGCAATCTTTGAAGATGCTTGCGGTGATGGCAATAACCCTGCCGTGCCTCGTGCCCTTCGTGCAGTAGTGGAATTACATCACGAACATACCTCTGGTTCAGGTGATATTTATTGCTATAACTGTCAACAGAAGTACCCTTGCTTGACTATTCAGGCTATTGAGAAGGAGTTACAATGAGCGGCGATTATACATACCCAGAATACCCGTTGGTATTCGTGGCAGTACTAGCCAAGCAGAAAGCAAAGATGCTACCTGAGTGGCTTAAGTCTTTGGAACAATGGGACTATCCAAAGGATAGAATCATTCTTTATATTCGCAGCAACAACAACACTGATGAGACAGAGGCAATCCTCAAGGCATGGGTAGGAGAGCAAGGCAAGTGGTACCGATTCGTTGTCACTGACTACTCAGATATCGAAGTGCCTGTCCACAAGTTCGATGTCCATGAGTGGAACCCTGTCCGCTTCAAAGCGTTGGGTGAAATCAGAGAGAAAAGTATCGAGGCAGCGTGGCAATCAGAGGCAGACTTCTACTGGGTGATAGATGTGGACAACTTTGTCCTACCGCACACGCTACGCACCCTTGTAGGGCTTAATTTGCCCGTTGTAGCCCCGCTCCTGCGCTATGCAGTGACGCCAGATGAGGAACAACACAAGCCATACAGCAACTACCACCTGCTGACCAATGTCAATGGCTACTATCGAGACGATGTGAGGTACTACACAGTACTCAATCGTGAGATTAAGGGACTCATCGAGTGTGACGTGGTGCACTGCACCTACCTGGTACGCCGTGATGTCTTCCATAATGTGCGATATGTAGATGGCACTGATGACTACGAGTACGTCATCTTCTCACGTGAACTACGCAAGTTGGGTATCCCGCAGTACCTAGATAACCGTGAGATATACGGGCACCTTACATTGAAAGAAAATGTAGAAGCATGCGTCAAGTGGATGGAGTTACTACGTGAAAGCAAAGCCTAGTGAGATTAAGAAGATGGCTGCCCTGCTAGATACAGAGGCAGAGAGCAGTGAAGATATGGCTAAGAAAGTATGGGCGTTGGCAGAAGAACTGATAGCAGAACGCGAGTCATACATGGCAGTAGTTGTACACCCAACTGTGAAGGTAGCAATAGCAGTTGGTCCATACAACACACGCAATAATTTATTGAAGGACTACAAGAAGCATGTCAGTGCCATTGATGAGCATTCGTATGGCATAATTGCAACAGTGCAAGCACCAATAGGATTGACGTTGTAACCGTTCTGCAACGTCAACTGCTCCCGATGACCCTTCCACATCGGTAGAGCAACACAAAGACCCACGGCATAATAACCGTGGGTCTTTTGCTTTGTGTCTTCCCCTTACACAAACCTAGCGTTTGGGATTATCGGTGCTATAGAAGCCCGTGCCCTCAAACCTGACGGAGCCTACACCCCACACACGTTGCATCGCCTTGCGACACGACACGCAGATGGGTGCTACCTCTGTGTCATACATGCTACGTTGAATCTCATACGAGGTACCGCAGTCCTCACACTTATAGTCGTATGTCATTTGCCTACCTTACATTCGTCCACACAATTCCAAACCAACTCATGGTATGACTTACCTTCAACCCGTATCACCTCAGTGTAGCAATCGGGATGGTGTAACGGATGACTATTCTTACTCACATCTCCACCTCACTTTGGAATGGTGTCTGCCCACCGAGGTGGTTATTCAAGCGACGCAGTGCGCCATCTACCTTGCGGTGTGCGGTGCTATCAGATACGCCAAAGGTCTGCGCTATCTCTTGATAGTTCAACTGCTCAAAGAACTTCATCTGCAAAACTAACTTATCTTGTGGGTCTAACTTCTTCAACGCCCTACGAATATCAAACAACTGGATGACGTAGTTGCCACCCTCTGCTGGGTTGCCACCACCTGATACCTTTGGCTTGCTTGCATCCCTTGTCTCAACTACATCAGACCATACGAATGGTAGCAACTCACTCAATGAAATGGGTGAGTAGTACTGCTCATCGCGTACCTCATAGCCCAACTTCTGTGCCTTGAGTTTTCGACAGTACTTATCTGCGTTGCGAGTCAGAGTCTTAGCCAACTTACGCACACCCATCTTGTATTCGTCAGACTCATGCGGATGGTCAAGCCATTCCTTAATCTTATCCTGACGCTTGAGTACCCACACCATAAGTTCCTGCGTCACATCTTGCATATCGAAATACGTATGGTATCTACGATGTACTTTACGTGCAACAGTCACCGCAATTTCACGGGACTCTTCAAGCCATGGGT